GGTGCGCCTGTAAAGCCACCAAACTTCTTTTCTAATTCTGAATAAGCCTTAGCTTGATCATCAACACTGGTGTATTTTTCTTTTAACCACTCTGGACGTTCAACAGCTTCTGCTTCTTCTACGTCTGGATTGTTCATCTTATCAGCTGCTGCTGTAATATTATCATTTGTTACTGCTTCAGCTTGCGCTTCTACAGGTGCATCTTCTATCAGTGTATCTTCACTCATTTCTACTCTCCGTTTGCTAGTTTAATTTGTTCGAGTATTTGTCGAACTATTTGGTTTTGCCCCTCTCTAATGCCTGCTCCAAACTGTGTGGAATTAACATATAGAACTGGACGTTCAACAGTGATAGAGGTTAGCCTGTTTAAAACAAACTTTCCTGCATCACTACTAAAGCATTGATAGAACTGTGAAGCAATCTCTTGTGCCTTTGCTTCATTATCAGCTCTCATCTGATTTAATTGATCCCCTTCAAGATCCAGCGCTCCCCAGCTTTTATCCATTTATATTTGCGGCCCTTGTTGTGGTTGTTGTGGTTGTTGGCCAGCAGCCTGCGCTTGTTGTGCATTCATCATGTCAGCAGCTTGTTCTTGCATTACTGCTCTTTCGGCAGCCGTCCTTAGTAGCTTCTGTTCAATACCTAGCTTATGTCCTGTCCAGGCTACAATATCTTCTAACTTAGCGCCCAGTCCGAACATCTCTGGCCCGAATGCTGCGCCCATTTCCATGAACTGCTGCATTGATAATAGATCTTCTTGATCCTGCGCTCTGGCTAATGGTGAAGTGTGTTTGATGGTGACTAAACGACCATCGACTTTAACATCATCAATCTTGCCTTCTTTAGACAAAATATGCACCACACGTCTAATCACCTTCTCCACAAACTCAGTTTGCAACCTTGAGAAGGCTGAACCAGCACTCATGACTAACTCTTGCCCTCTAAGGCTCATCTCTGTTGCTGTCTTAGTGGGTGATTCCATGCCACCAAACGGTTCAGCAAACAAGCCTTTGTTAATTCTTTCTCGGTATTCAGATGAGATTAACTCACCGACATTAAAATCCCCTGAACGATCTAGTGGTTTGAGTGTTGGGTTAGAGTTGTCATTTGATCCTACCGGAATAACCGCCCCTGGTTCTAATGTCATTGTGTATGGATTAATCACCCCATCGTCTTGTGCTGTATAAACACCAGAGATAGCGAGTGCTGCATTGCGTAGGGTAAACTCATTAACCTTATTGAGTGTTTTAATGTCTGGTAGTAATTGCATCACACGACCACGACCCAGTGTTTCACCAGGCACGACCATCTCTCTGAATATAATCCAAGGCGATACTTCCATTTCTTCGGTGTAAATGATGTGCTTTTGTTTCTTCTCAATAATGCAAGTGTAGTACATATCAGCTTCTGGCTCATACACACACCCCTCAATGATGGTTATTTTGGCATTCGGTTTAGAAGTAATAAGCTTTTGTGTTTCACTAGATACATTCGCACCTTCCCACTCACGTTCAATGTTACGTGCAGCCACTTCTCTTTCACGCCAAACCGTTTCAATGCTAGAGTTAGGGCCTTCTTCTGGGTATATTTCAGCTAAAGGAACCGCATTAAACTCAAGGATTGATGCAGCGCCTGGTTTCTTCGAGCGCTCAATCGTCATTGCACCAGTTGAGATGGCTAAGTCTAAGAATGCTTCATGTGTTTGTGTAGCGAAGTTAGAGTGATTGATGTGATCAAAGATAATTCTAGTTGTCTCATCAAGCAAAGTCTGTGCTTCTTCTTTGTGTTCTTCTGCAATTTCACTTCCAGGTGTCAGTATTGACCATCTACGCCAAGGCGGTGTCATTGTTGCTTGCATTCGAGAGGCAAAAGACTGAACACCAATCACTGCGGTTGAATCGAATATGTCTCGGTTCTTACGTTGACCTGCCGAATAAGAGTTAAACGTCTCTCTTTGGGGTAAGGTGTATTCGTAACACTCTCTTAAATGATCAATCCAAGGTGCTTTCCTTGCTTTAGCCACATCGAACCGATCAATCAGTTGCTTAACTGTACCTAATTTCTTGGGTATTTTGTATTCCATAGATTATCCTAGTTTGTCTGATACGCCCATAGCTGAACCAGAGATCAGTGAGCGTCTGCCGTCACGTAATCTCTTTTTCTTTTTAAGTACACCTGCTGTTGTGCCTGCTTTAGTTAAAGAGCTTGTGCCTGACACGCCAGATGCTTTGTTTTGTACCCCCGATGATAACTTGCCACTTACAACTCTACTCATTGCTGCTTTTCCAACATCACTAACTTCTTTAGGTGCTGCTTTACCTGCACTGTCTTTAAACTTTATTGCTTTAACAACTCCTGCTTTAACAGCAGCTTTTCTCATCCTACCCATTATCCTAGTCCTGTTTTAAGACCTGTCTCTTGGCCACTGAACAATGAACGTCTGCCGTATCGACCAGAAACTTTAGTACGCTTTCTCTTTGCTTCCTTCTCTGCTGTTGTTGGTTTAAGTCCTGCTTCGGTTGTTGATAATGAAGCTCTGCCTGTGCCTGCTTTAGACTTCTTTGCTGCATCTAGCTTAGTATCGACCTTTGCTGTCTCTGTACGCACTCTGTCTCGATAAATAATAGTAGGTGCTGGTGTTGGTGGTGCTTTAGGTTTGCTGAATAATCCGCCCATTTTGTTTCTCCAAATAATTAAATAACTGCCAAGCTGTGAACAGAAACCATTTGCGAACCCCTAGTATTGCTTTCACTTGTTCTACACAAGTGCTTACAGTAGGCCAAGGCGCTCTTATTCGTTTTGAGTCTCGCCACACTTTGAGATACAGTATAGCACTACAATCTGTATTTGCAACTACATTTAGTATTGAATCGTACTTACCAAAATTAAGCACATCAATGTCAGTGTGTCCTAAATGTGGATAATAACCAATCCAGTTAAAGCCATCCCATCTAACCGCATAACAATGCCTAAAGCCTGGCTGTAAATACTTAGCCCACCAGTATTGCATATCACCTTGTTCAAAGACGATGAACCAATCAATAAATGACTGATCCCAAGTATCGAGTAGTGCTTGTTGTTTAAGCCACACTAAAACACACTCCACTCTTGTTTCATAACGGCTTGTTGATTCAAGCCTTTTTCTCGTTTATCTCGCCAAGCCACTGCAAAGTATCTGAAAGCGTCAGCCGAATGTGATGCGTAATTGTGTAATGGCCTGTCTTTAAACATCCTTTTGTCCTCATCATATTCACAGCGGTAATGAGACAATGCCTTTAAGCCATCTGAACAACGCTTCTCATCAAAGTAACATCGTGGGAATATGCGTCTGGCTGCTTCAATACCATCCATAATCGGAATGTTAGGTGTGACTCTAAAAATTATGCCCATCTGTCTGGCTTGATCCTTTCTAGTTTTACCAGTGGTCAACTCTCTAACCTTTATATCATGCGGTGCAAAGTGATCACCAAAGATGATTGAGTGCTTGTCTCTAAAATCATGTAACCAGTTGATGTAGTGCTGTAGTCCTTCGCCGGAGTTTTCATAATAACCCACGACTCTTATTTCTGTGCCTGCTTGTTGTACTAACCAAATAGCCGTTGCATCTGCAATGCCCAAATCCCAAAAACTACTCACTGGCAGTATCGGATCAATCGGCACTGTGCCTATGCGTCCACCTTCTCTTGCCGCCTCTAGCTGTTTGGCATAGTAAGCGCCTTTGCTAAAGGTTAAGAAGTCACCCTCCCAAATATGTTTATACACATCAGGACGCTTTTCTTTATCTTCTAATCTTTCATTTTCAAGCACACTTGGAAACCAAGGGTTGTCAGTGTAATTGAGTTCAACTATCTTAGAGTCTTTAGGTGGGTTTTCTCTAAAGCGTTCATGGGTGGCACTGTACTTTGATTCTGCATTCCACGTTACCCATACCTCTGAGCCTTCCTCTCTAACGGTTGGAATGAGTTTTTGCCAGGCCATATCACTCACAGCCTCAGCTTCATCAACCCACGCTAATAATATTCTAGCTTTAGACTTAATCGCATCGAGTGAACGTCTTAGTCCTGCAAAGGTGTAATGTATGTTGCCGTCTTTAGATCGAATGTACCTTTCACCCACCTCGTAATAATCGTTAAGCCAGTCTATTGACCTTATGGCGGTCTTGATTTCTTCTAGGGAAGAATCGTCAAGCGAGTTCATAAACTCCCTAGCGCAAAGTATCTGTCCGATCTTGCCACCCATGCCCCAACGATAACCCATCACCGCTGTCATTAGTGCAAAGGTTCTTGTCTTGCCTGAACCACGTCCACCCCAACTTCCTCTGTATCTTGCTTCTCCCTCGAATACAGGTACTAACTTAGGTGGTAACTCAATCTGTGCTTTACTCACTCTTAGCCACTAATTCAATAATAGTAGGCTTCATTGATCCATCGCTTGATTTTAAGTCTTGTTCGACTTTATCACTGTAGCCATGGTTGTGTAGCATTAACTTAACAATCGTTGAATTGAACTCACTTGTAAGCCCTTTGTTAAGCAATTCTGCCTCTTGTTTCTTCTTAATATTGCGTAACGTCCTCGAAAAATCAGGGTGTTTAGCCTTCCAATCATAGATAGTGCTGTCTGATAAATCAAGAACTAATGACAGTCCTGCGACACTTGGAACTACACTGTCCTTTTGATAAGTAGTAAGATAATCATCTGCTTTCTCTTGCATTGCTTCATTGTATTTTGTAGGTCGTCCTCTCTCTGCCATTAGTGTAACTCCTTTTTTATTCTATTATTTTGAATATTATCATTTTCTAATAATACTACTACATAAGGGATAAGTGACAAGTGCTCAGTAGCAAAACACTTTGTTTTGATTGTTTTCAATTTGCTGCCCTATCTCTCATGCTTAATCCAAATCTTGTTCTGATAAATTCATTGCCGGTTCTTTTTACAGCTTCATTCTCTACATAGGTGCAAAGCTCAATGAAGGTTTCTTTTGTTTGTCCTGCACTCTTGTAAAGATGGGCCAGTTCTTCTATGGCAAGCTTGGCTTGTTTGTAATCACCCTTGACTAATTCAACAATGGCTTCGTCAATCGTCTTATTGACTGTGTTCTCACTTATCTTTTTTTTCATATTCTCTGGTTTCAATCTCTAAGTATTGAGCCTCTTGTGCTAGGTCGTCTATTTCGTGGCAATTATGTCTGCCTTCGTTTTTTAGTTTGAGTATCTTCTTGGCCATACATCTGACTTTTTTTAAGATCTGCTCTGTTGTGTGCATCATCTGTTTATTCCCCAAATAATTAATTGTTCTATAACTTCTTGAACTGAGTGAACCACCCCGACCTCTCCGCCAGCTTGTTCAATCCTTTCGATCATTGCTTTCTGAGTTATGCTCAATGCACCTGCTCTGGTGTCTGTCTTTGGTTTTTTAACTTCCAAGAAGTATGCCATTGAATCATTCACTATAGCTATATCTGGTACACCGCTCTTAACCCCTTCTGCCTTTAGTTTCTTAGCGGTTATTAGATTACGATTGCCCCCATTTGGAACGGCATACCACATCAAACCCCTAACATCTAGGTACTGAGCTATGGCTACTTGGACTTGTCTTTCAGTTTCTCGCATAACTGTTCAATGTCCTGTGCCAGGTACATGGTTTCGTTTTCTTTAGTCACTCTGGCAATCTTCTGAGAAAGCTCAAGTATTTGCTTAATTAACTTTTCCATTTTTCCCTTTCACTTTTTTGCGTGTTGGTGTCCAAGGGTTGTGTTTAATACCCACTTGCAATTCGATCTTCTCAACCCTTTTGCGTAATTCTTTAATTAGTGTTTCCATCAATATCCCAAATTAAAATAACTAAAAATGCAACCCATAACAGTGCTGCGCCTACTAAATATTCAAACATAACCCATTGCCTCTATATACAAATCCTCCGGTCTTGGCAAGGTGATCCCCAGTTGTGCCATTTCCATGTCTATCTTTTCTAAAAAATCCTTAAATTCCTTAACTTTTAAATTCTTAGAGCTTGGCTCTTTGATGTCTCCATCTTCATATTCAATTCTGATTAAGAATTTGTGCTTAAACCCAGTGTGCAGTCCTTTGTGCCACTTACTATCCTCAAAGTAATCATGCACTGGCATCCCTGTTTCTTGATTGATAATGCCTAACCACATCCAATACAGTTTGTTTTGCTTTTGTGATCGGGTGTCTTTGTCCTCTCTGATCTCAATGACTGCTCTTTGAGCATCAGGGTATTGGCTAAAGTGACTAACAATCATTGCCTCAACAATGTGTCTTTTTTCTTTGCTGCGTTGGATTATTCTTTTCATAAAAAATTCACACAAACAATCACAATAGCCAAAGCCACAAAAGGCAATTTGAGGCACGTATGGCACTCAATAATTTTCTTAATCATGTCTTATCAACCCCTGCTTAACCAATAACTCTTGAGTGCGTTTCATGGCTAGTAGGCCTTGATAATCTAACCACTCGATCTCATAGTTCATGTTCTTGCGTCTATCGTAAACTTCGTGGCAGGTAAAACAACTATAAAATCCATGAATATCAAGTGATTTCTGACCCATGCCAGCCCCATTGATATGAGCAAACACAGTGGTTTCGTTTTCACCACCGGATTGACAACCTTCGAGTCTTATCTGGCAAGGTTGTGCTTTTGCGGATTTAGTGATCTTGCTCATCTAACCCTCTTAACCGATAACTCAACAATCCAATTACATTTAACTTTTAAATTTGTCATCAAACAGTTGTCCATTAGTCTTAGTAAATAGCCATTGTTTAAGTTTTTATTGAGTAAATCAGTGGCTTTAAACCTGCCTAATCTGTCTGCCAGTAATAGCATTTCTTTAAAGATTGATCGAGTGTTGGGTAATAAAAAATCATTAGTCACAATGCCACTTTTCAAGGCTTGGTGGATTGAGTTATTGACAGCCATTTGGCCTATGACATCTTCCTCGTTCCAAACGATGTGTTCTTTTCTTATAGCCATTGCATTGATACCCCATTGTAATTATCAATCCACTGCAACGATTCATCGTGAAACCAAAATCCAAACTTCCCTGTAAATTCACCATTGCGTTGTTTATCAACAATGAATAAACCGTCTGGATCTGTGTATGAATACGAGCTTTTATTCTCAATGGCCTTTCTTTTTTCATCGTTCAAATGAATTAAAATTACATTAAATGCTAGGTTGGTGATTGAGGCAGAGCCTGATATGTCAAACTTACCAGGGATGTAGTTCTTTGCTCCTACTGGTGATTTCCGAGCATGAGTTACGAGGTGAATATGGATGTTAAATTCTTTGGCTTTGGTGCATAATTCAGCCACAAATCTTTTCTGTGTTTCGCCTTGTTCCTGATCCACACCACACATCATTAAACTATCAATCATTATGTGTTTAATGCCTTTTTGTTCTGCTGACCAATCAATCATGCTCATAATATCTTCTGATTGAACCACGTCTGTTTGATCGTATATCCACAAGCGTAAATCAGTTACATCTTCAAACTTCTGTCTAAAGTCTTGGGTGGGTTTTCTACCACCATAACCTTGTCTCAACATTCGTGCTATGGTCATGGATCCTTTCATTTCCATACTGGCAATTAATACGTTGGTATCTTTGGCTAACCATAATGCTGCTTGACCCATCACCAAGGACTTACCATTGCCATTGATACCTGACCAGATGGTTACTTCACCCATTCTAAATCTAAACAAGTTATGGGTTTTTTCCCAAGGTAACTTATCACCAGTTAAATGAACACCATCATCAAGCATTGCCATTGCTTCATCCAAGAAGTCACTAGCAGGTTTGATTAACTGACGTTGTGATTGAGATTTGTAATTTCTAAAATCATCAACAGAAACGTGATTCATAGTGCATGACTCCATTGATCAGCTTCTGCTGGTTTATCAAACGTATAGTCACACTTGATCGTTTGCCATTCATTTTTCATTATGACTTCCATGACTTGTTCAAAGCTCATGTTGTATTTGGTTGATACGGTATCAATATCATTAATCACACCACTTAATCCTTTTGTTGTTTTAAGTGGTTTTTTTATTTCCTTTCGATAATCAATTAATTTAATGGCTATTTGTTTTTTATCATTGTTAAATTTTGAAAGGTCAACACCTTTGTGTTTAGTGATTGTTTCTATATGATTGTTTATAGTGATTGTATTGGGTAACATTGTGTTACTAGGGGGTAACATTGTGTTACTAGGGTAGATGTCGTCAATGTTACTAGGTGGTATCAAATTGTTACTAGGGGGTGGTGTCATTGTGCTACTAGGGTTAGAATCCTTTTGTGTAGCGGTTTTAGGCTTGTTTACTGTGTAAATATTGCTCTGATTATCTCTGTTTGATAGTTTTCTCTTGTGGATAGAAATCAGTCCAAGCTCGCCTAAAGTGTTAATACTTCTAATTGCTGTCATTCTTGAACAATTTGCCAGTTTTGCTATCTTTTCATAACTTGGATAGCAACGATTATTATCGTCAGCATAATTAGCCAATAATAATAAAATCAACTTATTAACTGGTGATACATCTTCTACATTCACCACCATTGCCATTGCATCAAAACTCATTTAAACCCCTTTAATTGAAAAAATGAATCTAACCCTTTATCGAAAATTCTGCCTTCAAGTTCTTCAATAAATTCATCACGAGTAAGGTCGTACTCTAATAAGATAATAAGTTCAGCTATTGCAAGTGTTACCCTCGCACTATCAAGATGATCTTTAGGTTTGTAATCTTTATGTCTTAGTGCTTCTACTGAGTGTTCAGCAAGTTTTATCTCTAGTTTTAATTTCTTAATTTGGTCAATCATAGCTCAGTATTTCCTAAACCTGCCGTAAGTCCGCTCAATTTGTTACTTGGTTCAGCACTGGCTATTGCAGCAGCCTGAGTGGACAATATGAACTCATGATTAAATATTTCTTGAGCAATGAGTGAACGTATAAGCCCTGACATGGACATTCCCTTGATCTGGCAAAGGCGTTTGGCTTTTCTGAATTGCTCCTCTGTAACGAATGCTCTTAGTTCTAATTCAAATTTGTCGTTCACTCGTTCCCCTAGGTTAGTTGTGGATTTTTACGACTTCCACTTGTCGATAATCCTGTTAAAATTAAGTTCGCTAAAACAACAGGAAAATTTGATGTTATTTAAAAATATCAGGTCGCAGATCTTCTCGTTTGATCACACCGTCAGTTACTCGTTCGATTTCAATCGCCCTTTTTATAGGCACTTCACGCACAAACCAAGAATTAACCGCTTGAGGCGTTACTTCAAACGTTCTTGCAATGTTGGCTTTGTTACCAAAATATTGAATAAACTCTTTCATGTTCGATATTATAAACAAAAATGGTTATTAGCAAACAATAATTAATCAAAAATGATTAAATTAATTTTAAAGTTGCTAGATGAGAAGAATATCAGCAAAACTAAGTTTGCTTTTAACCTTGGAGTCATCCCCCAAATTGTCAATAATTGGATAGTTAGAGATAGCGTTCCAAAAAAATACATACCTAAAATTGCTGAGATATTAGACATCTCAATGGATAATTTACTACTTGGTCGTGATTCTTTATCCAACACTTTCAACTTTGACTTATTGGATATTCAAGCCAGTGCTGGCACAGGTGTTGCTTTGCTTGATGAGTCAGTAGTACAATCAATCTCGATAGACAAAGATAAATTCCAAGAATTGTTTAAGTGTGCGCCTACTGATTCAATGAAGATCATCAACATCAAAGGTGATTCGATGACCCCAACTTTCAAAGATAATGATTTTATTCTGGTTGATATTGCCAACACCGTTCTGGCTGATGGTGTGTTTGTTTTTAGAGTGAATGACGAGCTTTATGTTAAACGATTGCAGCGCCTGCCTAACAAAGTGGTGGCCCTTAGTGATAACTCTAATTACATTCCTTTTGACTTGCCTGAAAACACCGAGATTGTGGCTCGGGTCGTTTGTGCTTGGCAATTTAACTCGCTATGAACTGGCTTGATAAAATCAAAAAACTAATGCTCGATCAAGGCATTACCCAAGACGATCTGATTCCTGTGCTTGCACCCTTATCAAAAAACAAAACAATAACAAGAGGTGCTATTGGACATTACTTTAC